AATTAGTTTACCCTTGACTAACCAGTTTAATCGATTAGCTTCTTTACGTACAAATGGACTACACATTATGGAACCTCCTTGTTACTTTGTATTTACAAGGAACTGCAATCGTTAGCGTTAACTCGGGGGGTTTTAACCTATTGTGAATCCGTAGCCAACTCCGCCTGTAACTTGTTGACTTACTTCTTGTTCTAGCTTTTCCATTTCCTGTGCAGCTTCGTTCTTAAGAGCATCGCCGTTTAGTGTCGAGCCGCCTTGTGGTCCTGCAATAGTAGCAAACTTACTTCTAGCTTCACCTAACATATGTTTACAGGCTGCTAATGTATAGTCTTTAATCCATTGCTTAACAATGTAATCATTTAGCAATTCAGTATCAGGACGATAATTATAACAGTAAAGCATTAAATTTTCTTCTGCTCTTGGACGCTGTAGTATTGTTAATTGTTTTGTAGAAGTATTCCATTTAAATTCAATAAACGATCCAAACATTCTTCCTACTAATTCTTGATACTGACTAAACATATCATATGTTGCTAGTCCACCTAGATTAGAACTAGCCATCAAATATGTATTTGTATATGCCATATTGAACGGTTCAAACAATGTGCCGCCATCGCCGCCACCTGATCTAGATCCTATTGATCTACGAAATATTTGACGAACTTCTATTACTTCGTTTGGTAATGTATATGTATTTTGGTCAAGCACTGTTGGCATAAACAAGTAACTTTCTTCAACTGAATTATCACTACGCTGTCTAAAGCGAGATAGTGCTTTTTCTAAAGCCGTTTCATAATGTACCGGGTCAAGTTCAACGTCAATCATACCGCCACCTAAGAAGGTATGTACGTAATCGAAGATTTCTTGTTTTTGCGTTGCTAGTGTCATATACGTTCCTCTGTATAGTATTTATCGTTTCGATAAATATGTATATGCCAAGATTAAGTTTATATAAACCAGAAAAGGGTAAGGACTATGAATTTCTAGATAGACAAATTCTAGAAATGTTTACTATTGGGGGTACTGATATTAATATTCACAAGTACCTTGGTCCTGATAATCCTGATGAAGCAGATGCAACTGCTGATCAGCCTCGCTATGATGCTGTTAAAGAAACAAACATACAAGACTTGTTGTTTTTAGAAAACAGAGATCGTAAATATGATCCAGACATTTATACAATGCGTAGTATCTATAACCTATCAGATAGTGATTTTAGTTTAAGTCAATTTGGTATGTTTTTAGACAACGACACATTGAATATGACTATTCCTATTAATAGTAGTGTTAAGACTCTTGGTAGAAAAATAATGAGTGGTGATGTTATTGAATTACCACATATGAAAGACGAGTATGCTGCTAATGATTATGCAGTAGCACTAAAAAGATTTTATGTAGTTGAAGATGTTACACGAGCTAGTGAAGGATTTTCACCAACTTGGTATCCGCATTTATATAGATTAAAACTAAAACAAATAGTAGACTCGCAAGAATTTAAAGAAATATTAGACTTACCTGCAGATGCAGATAACGATGACGGAACAACATTACGCAATATGCTTTCTACTTACGAAAAAGAAATGCAAATTAATGATGCTGTGATAGATCAAGCAGAAGCAGATGCACCTAAGTCGGGTTATGATACTAGCCATTACTATAGTTTAGAAGTTAAATCTACTAGTGAAGGCAGTAACGCACAAATACAAAAAGTAAATAATGAATCTGTTACTGTTCCTCCATCAAAAATTGGATACAACGGATATTTGCTAGGTGATGAATTAGCACCTAACGGAGAAACATTTGGTCACGGAATACAATTTCCTATAGGCGCAGACGAAGGCGATTACTTTTTAAGAACAGATTTTATGCCTAAAAGATTATTTAGGTATAATGGAAAAAATTGGATTAAGATGAACGATGTAGAACGTATGACAATGAGCAATACTGGATCAAGACAAACACAAAAAACTTCATTTATTAATAATGATAATTTTGTATATAACGAAAAAGTTGCAACTGCTAGTGTTATTCTTTCAAAAGACGATATTGTAATTACAACGGCAATTGCATATCCTGTAACTGCACTTTACTTACAGTTGAAATTCGCAACACATACAAAGAATTATGTAATTGCTGATACTGAAGGATTAATTACATCTAACAGTGACAACACAGTATTAATTACGCTTCCTGAAATTGCTAGTGTTCAAGATAAGATTGAATATGACGGACAATGGTCAGTTAACTTCTATAATAATAGAGAAGCTGAGAAGCAAGGATTGTCTAAGGCACTTAGACCAAGGGCTGATAACTAATGGATCATTTTTACGACGGACAAGTTAGAAGATACCTTACGCAGCTAGTAAGAATGTTTAGTGGATTTCAGTATTCAGACAGCAAGAATCAAAAAGTTACTGTTCCTGTTATGTACGGAGATATTACTAGACAAGTTGGTAGCATCTTAAGAGACAATAGTGAAAATAAAATTCCTAGTGCTCCTCGAATGGGAGTATATGTAAGTGGTCTTGAAATGGATAGAACACGCACTAGTGACAGTAGCTATGTTAACAAAGTTAATATTAGAGAACGTGCATATGATGCAGATGGTGAAGAATACCTAAACACTGAAGGTAAAAATTATACTGTAGAACGTTTGATGCCTACACCATATAACTTAACTATAAATGTTGATATTTGGACAACTAATACTGATCAAAAATTACAAGTTGTTGAACAAATACTAATGTTGTTTAATCCTAGTTTAGAAATTCAAACTACAGATAACTATCTTGATTGGACTAGTTTAAGTGTTGTTAATTTAGACAACGTTGCGTGGAGTAGTCGAAGTATACCTACTGGAACTGAAAGCGAAATTGATGTAGCAACAATGACATTTAGTACTCCAATTTATATTAGTCCTCCTGCAAAAGTAAAACGATTAGGAGTAGTAACTGATATTATTACTAAAGTATTTGAAGAAACTCCTGTTGTAGGCTTAGATGGAGATTCTAATTTAAGAACTAATATCTTTATTGCACCTTCAGGTGAAGTAGCAAGAACTAAGACAGATAAAAGATGGCAAGACTCTTTAGGTCAATTAAACATAAATGCAACAGCTTATCAAAATGCTGAATTGCTAGTTATAAATAATTCAGCAAAACTTGTTAAACGAGGAGTTGTGGGTGGTTGGAAATGGACTGAATACTTAAAAGGCTTCCCGAGCACATTTGAATCGGGCATTACTGCTATACGACTCACACGAGGCGATTGGGCATATGATATTATAGGACGCATTGCTATTAATCCAACTGACGACACTGAAGCAATTATTGATTGGGATGAAGACACACTTCCAACAGATACTATAATACCTAGTAGTTTAGGAGAGAGAAATAAAATTGATTTTATTATTGATCCTAAAAAATCTAACCCACAAGACTTAGGCTTATCAGGAAATCCTAGAATACTTTTACTTGGTGACATTGGTGATACAAGAAATGTTGATGGCGCTGATGCTTGGAAAAATAGTGATAATACTGATTTTATAGCTAGTGCAAACGATATTGTTGAGTGGGATGGCTCTAATTGGAATATTGTATTTGATGCTGATAATGACGTAAGTATATACGGAACTATTTACACTACAAATCTAAACACAGGTATACAATATAAGTTTGATCAGTCAGAATGGATACTTTCTTGGGAAGGTCAATATCCAAACGGCACGTGGACTTTAGAATACTAATATAATTACTTATATGAACGATCAAATCATATGCAGCGGAGCATTATTGTATTCTCTTGATTCTAAAAGATTCTTGTTTTTACATCGTGCAAACGGAAAACATAAAAATGTATGGGGATTAGTTGGCGGAACTAACGAAGGAGTAGAAACTCCTTGGGAAGGTCTTCGAAGAGAAATTGACGAAGAAATAGGAAAAGTTAAAATTAAAAAAACAATTCCGTTAGAAACCTTTGTATCTAACGATACTAGATTTAAGTTTCATACATATCTTTGCTTAGTTAATGAAGAATTTATACCAAAGTTAAATTCTGAACACGATGGCTACTCTTGGTGCAGTTTTAATAAATGGCCAAAGCCCTTACATTTTGGACTGCAAAATACTTTAAGTAAAAAAGTAAATCTTAATAAACTAAAGACTGTGTTTGACGTTATAAATTTACTTGACTAATTGTCCAAAAGAAAGTATAATACAAATATGAAAGTTTTAGTAATAGGCGATATTATTATTGACAAATACATTTATGGTACTAGTACACGTATTAGTCCCGAAGCACCTGTGCCAGTAGTAACATACACAGATGAAAAAACTACAATGGGTGGAGCTGCACTTGTTTTTGAAAACTTAACAAGTCTAGGTGTAGATGCAGAATTGTATGACACACTAGAAGACCATAGTATTAAAACTAGAATCATTTGTGATGGACATTACATTACACGCATAGACGAAGATAAAGATGCAAATTCTAATGCAGTATTAGAGGGATTAAAACAAGCAGACTTTTCAGCATATGATATTGTTGTACTAAGCGATTACGACAAAGGCACATTAGATAATGCTAGACAAATTATAAAGCATATTAATAAATTTAATTGCAAGGTAATTGTTGATCCAAAACGCTATGCACACGACTACGAAGGTGCTTGGTTAGTTAAGCCTAACAACAGCGAATATACTAAGTTTGAATTTGACGAATGGAAAGGCAACATTATTACTACTGATGCAGATCGCAGTGTGAGTGCTACAATAGACGATGTTGACTATACCATTCCTGTTGAAGCAGTTGAAGTATCAGATGTTACTGGTGCTGGAGATTGTTTTTTGGCAGCATTTGTGTATGCACTTACAAAAGGATATGGATATGAAAAATGTTTACAATTAGCAGTTACAGGTTCTACTGAAAGTGTTAAACATTCAGGAACATATATTCTTAAAGAAACAGATATACAAAAACGTATAGTATTTACAAACGGATGCTTTGATATACTACATACAGGGCACCTTACATTGCTTAAAGAAGCCCGTAAGCGTGGTGATAAACTAATAGTAGGACTTAATAGCGATGCTAGTGTAAAACGCTTAAAAGGCGCTTTAAGACCTATTAACAACGTTGATGTACGCAGAGAACAACTAGAACTTATTCCATATGTTGATGAGGTTATTGTATTTGACAACGACACACCTTACCAATTAATTAAAGATGTACAGCCAGACTTAATTGTTAAAGGAGGTGACTATACTGTAGAAGAAATAGTTGGTCACGATTTAGCATCTGTACATATTGTTCCTACTGTAAAGGGACATAGCACAACAAACTTATTAGAGACAGCAAATGAAAATATTAATTACCGGACATAAAGGGTTTATTGGTCAGAACCTAACATTTTACTTACAAAAAGATCACGAGTTATTTGGGTACGAATGGCAAGAAGAACATTTACCCGAAGTTGAAGGATTTGATCAAGTAATACACGTAGGTGCTATTTCAAGTACTACAGAAACTGATGTTAACAAAGTTATGTTACAAAATTATGAATTTACTAAATGGTTATACAATCAATGTAATACTAGAGGTGTAAATTTTCAATATGCATCAAGTGCTAGTATTTACGGTAGTGGTACAGAATTTAAAGAAGATTCTCCTCCAAATCCACAAAGTCCATATGCTTGGTCA